GTGGCTAAAGTTGTCCAACTGCGAGGCCAGACGCCGGGCGGATGGTCAAAAGAGCGGTGGACATGGATCAAGGCGGTTGCGGCGGATGGGCGGCTTTTGCCCATGGCGCGGCTTGTCGCAACCGTGCTGGCCCAAGGCTACGCCAACCATGAAACCGCTGAGTGCCGCCCCGGATTGGCGGCGCTGTCCAAGGCTGTCGCGGCGCATAAGCGGACTGTGCTGCGGGCGCTTGCCGATCTGCAAGAGGCCGGATGGATCGAGCGCGCGGGCGGCAATGCGCCGGGCCGCGAGGCAACCTATCGTTTCCGCACCCCTCAACAGGTGACAGCCGCGCCACCTGAACAGGTGACACGCATGACACCTAGACAGGTGACAGCGCAGTCACCTGAACAGGTGACACCCTTGTCCCGAACAGGTGACACGGAAGAAATCCCCCCCACACCCCCCTATAAGGATAAACCAAATTTGAACCATACGCGGTGGCCTCGGTCCGCTACGAAAATCGTAGTGGCGGGGGGTGCTAGGCCAACCCCCCTTTCGCAGCTTGTCCAGATCGGCACGGATCAAGAGCAAGATTGGAACGGATGGCTTGCAGCGCATGGTTTCCCGGCGCTGGCCCAGATCGGCCACAAGGCCGGGGCGGGGATGCTGACCGGGTGGGATATGCCTTGGCGCTATCCGCCCTCGGCAGGGGATGAAACCGCCACCCGCATCGCACTTCGATTTGCAGAGTGGCTGAGAGCTAAAGCTTAGGATTTTTTGAGGGGGCAGTTATGGCTAATCAACGTCAGAACGACGGGTGGCTTTGGGGCGTGAAGTCGATTGCAGGGGCTTTGGGTGTGGGTGTTCGGACCCTAGAGCGGTGGCTTGTGACAGATGAAACTGAATTGCCGGTGTCCAAGATCGGGGGGCGCTGGAACGCCCACGCGGATGATTTGCAGCGGTGGAAACGTCAACAGGGCTGACCTAGTGGCGGGGCTTGGCGGATATTGGCGGATATTGGCGGATATTGGCGGATTTGATCGGATTGCCACAATCCCTAGTGGCGGCGCAGAAACTTGAGGATGAAAACACCGCGCATCATATCCCGCCTTTTCAAGCCTGAGACCAAGGGGCTTGCCGATCCGACAACGGACCTGCTGGCCCTTTTCGGCCTGATGCCAACGCAAGCCGGGGTGCAGATTTCTGCACCGATGGCGCTGGACGTGGCGGCGGTTGGGTCTGCGATCCGCGTGATTTCTGAGGCTGCGGCCTGTCTCGACGTGATGGTCAAGGCCGTGGCAGCGGATGGCACCGAAACCAACGTGGCGGGCCATCCGCTGCTTGCCTTGCTCAAGGGCCGGGCGAATGACTGGACTTCGGGCTTTGAGCTGATCCGCGACCTTGTGATTGACGCGCTGTCAGATGATCGGGGCGGGCTGGTTTGGGTCAACCGGGTTGAGGGTCGCGCGGCAGAGCTGATCCGCTATCGGTCTGGTGTGGTGACAGTTGATGTTAATCAGAACACGGGCGAGCCGTCCTATCGGATCAATAACCGCCCGGTGCCTTCCGCCGATATGATCCACCTGCGCGCGCCCTTTGGCCGTTCACCCTTGACCATGGCGCGCGAGGCAATCGGGGTGGCCTATGTGCTGCAACGTCACGCGGCCAACCTGTTTGGTAAGGGTGCGCGGCCTTCCGGCGCTTTGTCGTTTCCTTCTGGTTTCGGTGAAGCCTCTGTTAAAAAGGCCATTGCGGCTTGGCGGGCCACGCATGAGGCGGACGGGGAAAGCGGCAAGACAGCAATCCTGTATGATGGCACCACCTTTGTGCCGATCACGTTCAATTCGACAGACGCGCAATTCCTTGAGAACCGTAAATTCCAAATCCTTGAGATTGCCCGCGCCTTCCGAGTGCCGCCTTCCATGCTTTTCGATCTGGACCGGGCGACGTGGGGCAACACCGAACAGCTTGGCAAGGAATTCTTGACTTATTGCCTAGAGCCGTGGCTGCGCGCCCTTGAAGGGGCTTTGACCCGCGCCCTGTTGGGGGATGAAGGCGGGCGGCTGGTGATCCGCTTTGATCGGGACGACATGACCCGCGCCGATCTGCAAACCCGCGCGACCACGATCAACAGCTTGATTTCTTCCGAAACGATCAACGCCAATGAAGCCCGGTCTTGGATCGGGCTTGGCCCACGGGCGGGCGGCAACGTGTTCAAAAATCCAAACATATCGACAGAGCCGACAGCCGCGCCTGTCGGTCCGAAAGGGGCCAGCGATGCAACTGAATGAGATTGAAGGCTTTGCCGAAGATCAGGACCGGGGCGCGTGGCTTGAGCTGCTGGACCCGGTGAAGGGTCAGCCGACCGGGTTGCGCGTCAAGGTGGCCGGGCCGGATAGCGCGACCCAAGCGCGGGCGCGGTTGGCGCTGGTGGATGATCTGACAGCCGCCACGGATTTCGAAGGCCGGGTGAGCGCGGAAAACCGCGAGCTTGCGCGGCTGCGGAATTTGGCGCGGTGCGTGGTGGCTTGGGAAGTGCAAGCCGATGGCAAGCCGGTGCCGTTCAGCTTTGAGAATGTGCTGCGGCTGTTGCGCGCCGGGGTGTGGGTGCAATCGCAGATCGACGCCTTTGCGGCGGATCGGCGGCGCTTTGTGGTGGGGGCGGTGTGATGGCCGACCGGATCGAGTTCAAGGCAAGCTTTGCGGTTGATGAGGCGGGAGTGATTACCGGCCTTGCAGCGGTATTCGGCACGGCTGACCGGGGCGGCGACGTTTTGCACAAGGGCGCTTTCGCCGGGGCGCGCCCGCCTATTCCGATGCTGGCCAGCCACGACCCTGCGGACGTGGTGGGGGTGTGGGATGAGCTGACCGAAACAGCAACCGGCCTGCAAGTGAAGGGGCGGCTTTTGGTTAATGACGTGGCGCGCGCTGCGGAAGTGCGGGCGCTGGTGCAGTCGGGTGCCATGGGCGGGCTTTCGATTGGATACTTGGCCACCAAAAAGGCGGCACGGGTTGGCGGGGGCCGCGATCTGCTGCGGGTGGAGCTGGTGGAAGTGTCGATTGTCGCGGTGCCGATGCACCCCGGCGCAAGGATTGCTGCGGTTAAGGCCCACGGGGCCGGAAAGGGTGACGATATGACGATTGAGGAAATGCAGGCGGAATTGGCCAAAATTGAGGCCAAACACGCCGGGGCGCTTGACGCGGCGGTGGCTGCGGCGGTTGCGCCTTATGTGCAGCGGCTGGACAAGCTGGAAGCCAAGGGCAACCGCCACACCGGGGACGACAAGCAAGAGCTGTCGGTGGAGCGCAAGGCTTTTCAAGCCTACCTGACGCGCGGGCCGATGGCTGGGGAAGTCGAATTGAAGGCCCTGACCTTGGCCAGCGATCCGAACGGCGGCTATCTGGCACCGGCTGAAATGTCGGGCGAGATTGTGAAAGATATTGTGGAAATGTCGCCAATCCGTTCGATTGCCTCGGTGCGCGGCACGAATGGGCCTTCCGTGATCTATCCGACCCGCAAGCCAATGGGCAACGCGACGTGGGACGACGAGCTTGACCAAGAGACGGAAACCACGTCCACAAGCTTCCTTGGCCAGCTTGAAGTTGGCACCCGTGGCATGTCCACTTTTGTCGATATTTCCAACATGCTGATGCAAGACGCGCCTTCCGTGGAAGCGGAAGTGCGGGAAGCCCTGTCGGAAGATTTCGAGAAAAAAGAGACCGTGGCTTTTGTCAATGGCAACGGCACCACGCAGCCCGAAGGGTTTATGACCAACACCACGGTGGCGGAATACAAGAACGGCCACGCGACCGTTCTGCAACCTGACGCCCTTATCAAGTTCCTGTTTTCCGTGACGCCGACCTATCGCAATGCCGGGGTGTGGGTGATGAACGGGACGACCTTGGGCCTGATTTCGACCCTGAAGGACACGACCAACAACTATCTGTGGACGCCTTCCGTGCGCGATGGCCAGCCGTCCACCCTGTTGGGCCGCCCGGTTATCGAAGTGATCGACATGCCCGATGTGGCGGCAAACGCCTTCCCGATCTGCTACGCGGATTTTTCGGGCTATCGCATCCTTGATCGGCTGTCGCTGTCGATGCTGGTGGACCCCTATTCCCAAGCCACGCGGAAAATCACCCGCATTCACGCCGGGCGGCGCGTGGGTGGCAAAGTGCTGATGGCTGCGAAGTTCAAAAAACTCAAGATGGCGGTGTGATCATGCGCGACCTTTATTCTAGCGTTAAGCTTGCGGTTGCCCTTGCGCCTGTCGCGGTGGCGGCAACCACCAACGCGGCGGCGGTGAACCTTGTTGACGTGCGGTCTGTGGCCATGTTGGTTTCGGTGGGCGCGATCACCGGGGCGGCGGCTTTCGGGGTCAAGTTGCAGCATTCCTTGGACGGTGTGACCTATGCCGATGTTCCTGCGGATCGGGTGCAATCCGACGCCCCTGCGGTGCTGGTGGCTGGTTCCAACTATCGCTTGGGCTACTTGGGCAACCTGCCCTTCATCCGGGCGACCCTGACCCTTGCAAGTGGCACTTCGGCAATCATCGGTGTCGTGGTCCTGTCGGTTCCGATGCTGCGGCCTGTCTACTGATGCCAACCCGTGCGCCCCGCCTGTGCAAGTGCGGTAAGACGGTGGCCATTGGCACCCGTTGCACCTGCACGGCGGCGGCGGATCGGGACCGCAAAGCCCGGTTCGATAAGAAGCGGCCAAGCTCAAGCGCCCGTGGCTATACGTCCAAATGGGAAGCCGCCCGCAAGGATTGGCTTGGCGCGCATCCGTGGTGCAAGCGGTGCGGCGTCAAGGCCGATCATGTGGACCATATCGAGCCGCACCGGGGCGACATGGTGAAATTCTGGGACAAGACCAATTGGCAGAGCCTTTGCCAGTATCACCACAACAGCGCGAAACAGCGCGAAGAACGCAAAGCGAAAGGTTAATCCATGCCTGTTTACGTTATCACCGGCAGCAAGTTTGAGCTGGGCGCTGTCGTGGCTTTGAAGTCTGCGGACTTTATCGCCGCTGACTTCACCACACCTTTGACCGCTGCAACCGAAGTGAAAGAGCCTAAGACCCTCGGCGTTCCTGTCGATGAATGGTCTACCGCTGAGTTTGGCAACGTCACCGATGGGCGCAGCCGCGTGTTCAAGATCATGCGGAAAGGAAAGAGCTTTGAGCTGACGTGCGGCCTCGACCCGACCGATGCAGGGCAGCTCGCTATGCGCGCGGCCTTTGAGGCGCTGATCAGCAACTACGCCATGCGCTTCACCTTTGCCGATAAGCCGGTGACAGGTGCGACCCCGAAAAACTCTACCCGCCTTTTCGTGGGTTCGGTGATCGGGGTTGAGGATGATGCATCGGGCGAGATTGGCACTGTCAAGTTCACGATCCAGCCGAACAGTAACATCGTCCTGACCCACGCAAGCCCGACCTGATCCAGCTAGGGCCAGAGGGGGGGGGGTGGTCCTCAACTTTGGCCCATAGGCGGGGACCGGCGCGGGGTGTCTTGCGCGATATTTGCGCGAATTGGAGTTTTTAGGCCATGGCGATCAATACCTTAGCCGATCTGCGGGCGCATCTTTCCTTTACGGATGATCTTGGAACGACAGACGACGCCATGTTGACCCGTATTCTTGCGGGGGCTGAGAGCTTTGTTGAGCGCAAGCTAGGTTTCACCTTTGCCGCGACCTTCGGCGGGGTGGGTCAAGACCCGGTGCCGGACGAGCTGCGGCAGGCGGTGCTGATGTTGGCGGCGCACTGGTATGAGAACCGCGAGGCGACAGCGGAAGTGCTGCGGGAACCGCCCTTCGGGGTGACAGAAATCCTGCGCGAGTTTCGGGACTGGACCTTTTGACATGGGCGAGGGTCTGGCGAGCTTTCAAAGACGGATGCAGGCAATACCGGAAGCGGTGCGGCGCGCGGTTGATCCTGCCCTTTTGCGGGGCGGGGAGGCGGTGGCTGACGCGATCCGCGCGCTTGCCCCGGTGGACGAAGGCGCACTACTGGCAAGTGTGACCGTCACCGGGCCGGGCCAAGCAACCCCGGCCTATAGCCAGCCGGGCGGCGCGGCTGTGGTGCCGGACAATGCGGCGGCGGTGACTGTCGGAAATACCGACGTGCGCTATCCCCATTTGGTCGAATACGGAACGACCCACGCGGCGGCGCAGCCCTTTTTCTGGCCGGGCTTTCGGCTGTCCAGAAAGAAGGCGGCGGCACAAATCAAGCGCGGGATTTCCAAGGCGATCCGGGGGGCCAAATGAGCCACAACCTAGCCCTGCAAAAAGCCTTGCGCGCGGTGCTGATCGGGCGGGCGGAGCTGGTGGCGCTGGTTCCTTCAGGGGCAATCCTTGACCGCAACGCGCGGCCAAATCCTTCCCCGTCAATCATCCTTGGCGAGACGCAAGAGCTTGACGGGGGCTTTGCCTCGGGCGGATCGGTGGAGATTTTCCACACTGTCCACATATGGAAACAGGAGCCAAGCCTAGCGGGGGTGCGCCGGATCGGGTGGGAAATCCGCCAAGCCTTGCGCGCTGGGCGCGTCCAGTTGGAAAGCGGTTTCCACCTTGTCGGGTGGACCTCAACCGCCCGCTATATCCGCGATCCTGATGGCGTCACGTCACACGGGATTGTCACAGTCGCGGCGACGATCACGGGGGGCGGGCTGTGAGGGCGGGCAAGTTGCGCCATGTGATCCGGTTGGAGCGCGCCACGGTGACGCCCGACGCCTATGGAACGCCGGTGGAAGTGTGGGCCACGCTGGCCACCTTGCGCGCGGAAAAGGTGCGGGAAGGCATGGCGGAAAAGACAGAGGCCACGGCGGGCGCGCGCGAGCTGGTGGCGATGGTGTGGCGGGTGCGCGCCCTGCCCGGCCTGACCCTTGCGGATCGGGTGCTATGGAATGGCGCGGCCTACAACCTGACAGCCATAGACGAGGCCGACGCGGGGCGCGGGCTTGAGCTGCATTGCGAGGCGGCGGGATGAAAGGCACGAAGCCCTATATCCAGATTGTGCGGGACAGCTTGGCCGATGTGCCGCCCCCTGCTTGGCTGTCACCGATGGCCAAAGAGGTTTGGATTGACACGGTGTCGGACCTGTCAGGGCGCAAAATCCTGACGCGCGACAACCTGCCTAGCGTAGCGAATTACTGCATTGCCTTGGGTCAGGTGCGCGAGGCCGAAGAAGAAGTGCAGCGCATGGGCCTGTTGATCAAGGTCTATGCGATCACGAAAACCGGGGAAGCGGTGGTAACGGGCGTAAAGAAAAACCCGGCGCTGCAAGTGCAAAAGGACGCGATGAACACCGCCCGCCTGATCGGGGCAGAGCTTGGCACCACGCCCATATCCCGATCACGCCCGACGCTGGCCAACAGCGACGACACTGACGACCTGTTTGATTTTTGAGGCTTGAGCAATGTTGCGCCCCGCATGGATAGACGCCCCGGAGACAATACCCGACCCGTTTGGATACGGGCAGCGGGCGGTTGATTTCCTGCGCAAGCTGAAACACCCCAAGAACCCTGCACCCGGCCACCCCTTCCAACTGGACCCGTGGCAAGAGGCGATTATCAAGGCGATTTATGGGCCGCGCGATGATCTTGGGCGGCGGATTGTGCGCCGGGTGCCAATGCTTATCCCGCGCGGCAATCGTAAAACGTCGCTTGGTGCCGCCATATCCTTGCTACATCTGATCGGACCGGAGCGGCAACCGGGACAGTTGATCGTGTCGGCAGCTTCCGCCCATGAGCAAGCCCTAGAGCTTTTCGGGGAATGCGCGATGATCGTGCAATATGATGTGCGCCTGCGGAAGCGGCTGGACGTGCGCGAGTATGTGAGCCGGATTGCCCATGCGGAAACCTCAAGCCGCTATATCGCGGTTGCAGCGGACGGAAACGCCCTGCACGGAAAAACGCCAAACGTGGTGCTAAAGGACGAGCTGCACGCTTGGGCAGGCAATAAGGGCCGGCTGCAATATGAAGCCCTTACTTCCGCGCTGGTGAAGGTGCCGGGAACGCTTGATTTCACCCTGACCACGGCGGGGCGCGGCCAAGAAAATCTGGCTTGGAATGTGTTTGAATATGCGATCCGGGTGCAAAAGGGCCAGATCAGCGACCCGGCCACCCTGCCCGTAATCTTCATGGCAGAGCCAGAGGACGATTGGGCGGATGAGGCGGTATGGTATGGCGTCAATCCCGGCCTCAAATATGGCTACCCGGACCTAGCTGCGTTTCGGGACATTGTGCAAAAGGCGGTCAATTCGCCCTTCGAGCGCGACAGCTTCAAACAGTTCAACCTGAATTACTGGCTCGACAGCTCGACAAGCCCGTTTGTGGAAATGCACGTTTACGACCGGGGGCGGCATGATGTTGACTTGGAGGATTTGGAGATTGCCCAATCCCCTTGCTGGATCGGCGTTGACCTGTCGAAAAACGAGGACTTAACAGCAGTTGTCTGCGCGTGGCGGGATGAGAATGGCGGCTATGCCGTTCACCCTTACTTCTTTTGCCCGGAAGATAATTTGCGCTCGCGCGGGGATCGGCACGGGGTGGACTATGTGACGTGGGCAGAGGATGGCCATATCATCCCGACGCCCGGCAACACTGTCGATCTGCGCGTGGTGGAAACCCATATCCGCGAATTGTGCGCCCGGTTCAATGTCCAAGAGATTGCCTTTGACCCGACATTCGGGCGGTCAATGATGGCCGATCTTGTGGGCGATGGTCTGCCCGCTGTCGAATTTCGGCAGGGTTGGGTGTCGATGGGGCCAGCCGTGAAAGAGCTTGAGCGGGTGATTTTGGCCGGGCAGTTCCGCCACGGGGCGCACCCTGTCCTGCGCTGGAATTTCGAAAACGTCCAAGTTGAAACCGACAAGGCCGGAGTGCGGATGTTTCACAAGGCCAAGAGCGGAAACAAGATTGACGGGGCGGTGGCAACGGCAATGGCCGTGGCAAGAGCGGCGGCGGGTGGTGATCGGTTCACCACTGAGGCGGCGTGGTTCTCTGATGATATGTGGACGGCTTGACCATGGCGGAAGGTAGTGCAGACGAGCGGCTAGTGGTGATGCTTGAAGCCCGGATTTCCGAGTTTGAAAAGCGCATGATGGCGGCGGAACGGCGCGGGACGCGGACCTATACCGGGTTGCAGCGCGGATCGGCGGCGGCAACGCGCGCGATGGAGGCCGACGCAATGCGGGCGGCGGCGCGGATCAATCAAGCCCTTGCGACGGTGCATAGTCAAATCGGCGGCTTTGCCAAGGCTTTCGCCGGGGGTGTCGCGGTGTCTGCGCTTAGTGGCGTGGCCGGTGCAGCGCGCGCGGCGGTGGCCAGCATGGCCGACCTAGCGGACGTGGCCGACCGGGTTGGCATGGATGTGGAAAGTTTCCAAGGATTGCAGCAAGGGTTAAAGCTGGCCGGGGTGGATGCCAGCGAGGCAACCGACGCCTTGCAAGCCTTTACCGATCGGCTTGGGGATGCCGCCAAGGGCCAAGGCACTTTGGCGCAGGTGATGGCACAATCTGGCGTGGCCTTGACCGACAGCAACGGCAAGATGCGGGCGACCTTGGACATACTGCGCGACTATGCGGAAGTTGTGAAAAATTCACCCGATGCCGCGCAAAAGATGGCGCTTGTAACAGAAGCCTTTGGGCGCGGTGGCAAGGCGATGGTGCTGGCCATGAGCGAGGGCCGCGCTGGCATTGATGGCATGATAGCCGACGCGCGGGCAGCGGGTGGGGTTATAGATGCTGAGATGATCCGCAAGGCGGCAGAGCTTGACGACAAGTTTGACATGGTGGGCCAGCGGATCGGCGCAATATTCAAGTCTGGCGTGATTTCGGCGGCTGAGTTTTTCGGCATGTTCGACCGGCTGGACGATCTTATCCCACAAGGGGCGGCAGAGAATTTGCTAGGGGCCGATCTGGCCAATGCGCTTGCGGAAAATTCGACCGCCTTGGAAAAATCCAAAGCAGACTTGGCAGAGCTGGCCTATCTATACGACGCGCTGCAAGCGCAGGTGACGGTTGCGGCGGATACTATTTCCAATGAAATCCCATACCTGTTGGAAATCGGCGCGGATGATCTGGCCCTAGAGCTGTCGGATGTTACTGGCCAAATGGGCGCGCTTGTGGCGCAAGTGAAGGACGGGAAAATCCCGGCAGATCAGCTTGGCGCGGAAATGCAAAAGCTGATCGACCGGGCGGCGCTGGCCTTGTCCACGGCAAACAAGATTGACGGTGTGAACCTTGACGGGGCGGTGTCGGCGGTGGGCCGGGTGTCAACGGCGCTGCAAGATGCCGTGGGATGGGCTGCAAGCCTGCTGTCAAATATGGGGCTAATCGCCGGGCTGGACGTGAGCGGCGGGGATGGTGTTGGCGCGGGCGGGATGGATGCCGACGCGCGCGGGCGGGTGATTACGCCTAGCAAGCTGGCACCCGGCAGCACGTCACGGCCAAGACGTGCGCCGCCCCTATTGGGCGAGCCGGGCGCGGTGGGATCGGGCAGCGGCAAGGGCGGTGGCGGATCTGGAAAGATTGAAGCCTTGCTGGCCGATCTGCAAACAGAGCGGGAAATTCTTAATTCGTGGTATGCCGAAAGCTTGCAGCTTTTGAACGGCGCGACAGAGTCGCAGCTTGCAGCCGTGGGCGGGCGGCATGGGGCGCTTGAGCGACTAGAGGCTGAACATTTGGAGCGGTTGCGCGCCTTGCGGGATGATGCCGCAACCGGGACGCTTGCCAATGCCGAAACCCTATTTGGCGCGCTGGCAACCCTGACCGCAAACGGCACCGGCAAGATTGCAAAAGTGCATCGGGTGGCGGCGGCAAGCGAGGCCTTTGTCAATGTGCTGCGGGCGCAGGCGCAGGTTTTGGCCGATCCAAAGCTAAACTTTATCGCAAAGCTTCCGGCTATGGCGGCGATTGGCAACGCGGGTGCTGGCATTATCAAAGCCCTTGGCGGTGGCGGCAGCGTCAAGACTTCATCGGCCACGGGTGGAGCTGGTGCGGACAGCTCGGGCAGCAATCCGGGTGGGCAGTCAGCGCAGCCCTTGCGGTTCCTTGTGGAAGGGCTGGACGCTACAAAATTTTATACCGGGCAAATGCTGATCGACCTGACGACCGCAATTCAGAAAGAGCTTGGCAACCGTGGTTTAATTTTGGAGTTCGGGCAATGATTTCGCTTTTGAGCGGTGCGGCCCAAACCGAAAGCCCCGCGGTGCTTTTTGACAACGCCTTTGCGCGTGGCACCCTAGCGGCGTCCAGTGCGGTGGCGGACGGGGCGGCGGCAAATATCGTCGGGCCTGCGACCTTTGACTATTGGAAGCCAACCGCCCTTCCCGCCGATCTGACCCTTACCCTTGCGGCGGCTGAGACTTTCGACGCGCTTGCGCTGGTGGCGCATGATCTTGGCAGCAAGGGCGCAACGCTGGTGGTGAAGTATTCGGCTACGGCGGTTTCGGCCTATGTGACCTTAGCGACGATCACGCCGGGGGATGATACCCCGCTTGCGCTGATCTTCGGGGCGGTGTCGGCGCAACGGTGGCGGCTGGAATTGACTGGTGCGGTGGTGCCTGCGATTGGCGTGGCGATGGTGGGGCAACGGCTGGTGATCCCGGCAAACGTGGTCGCGCCCTATACGCCCACGCCCTTTGCCGCGCGGGTGGAGCTGCTGACAGGATCGAGCCTTGGCGGGCAGGTGTTTGACAGCCGGGTGAAGCGGCGCGGGGTGCAAAACTCGATCCGCTTTAACCCGGTGCTGCGGTCTTGGATGGCGTCCAGCCTGCCCGCCTTTGCCCGGCATTACGACAGCGGCTTGCCGTTTCTGTGGCTGGCCAGCCCGGCCTATGACCTGAGCGACGTGGGCTATCTGCGGCGCGCGGAAGGCGCGGGCGAGTTGCGCCCGGCGATTGCCTCGGGCGGGCTGTGGGCAGATTTCGGGCTTGAGGTAGATGGCTATGCCGCGTGAACCGATTACAATCGTAGAGATGGATTATGAAGGCTGCGCGCTGGCCTTCGGGGTTGGCGCTTGCACAGCGGCGCTTGGCGGTTCGGTGGTGCGGAAGTGCTTTAACACCTTCGCCACCTGCAAGGCGAAAGCGGCCTTTTCGCCGGTGATGAAAACCCTTCGCTTTGCCGATCCGCGCGCCAATCTGCCCAAGGGCGAAACCATATTCCCGGCGCTGTCCAGCGTTTCGGAATATGCCGCGACGGTGAACATTGCCGGGACGGATGCCAGCTCGGGCAGCTTGGGGCGGCGGGCAACGGTGGCGGTGGAGCTGCTGGACTTCCCTTATCACGACCGGCTGACCGATCCTTACCAAGCGGAGCGGATCAGCGGGGCGGCGCAAATCGACGAGGCGGGCTATGATCCGGCCACGCGCGGAACCTTCTTCGGCAAGCTGCGGGCGCGCTGGCCCTATTACACCGGGCGACCGCTGCGGGTGCTGCAAGGCTTTGTAGATGGCGGGGCGCTGTCGGGTGTCGTGACGCGCAACTATGTGCTGACCGATTGGGCCGGGCCGGATGATGCCGGGCGCGTCAAGCTTGAGGCAAGCGACCTTCTTGACCTGATCGGCAACGACCGCGCCCTTGCGCCCAAGCCTAGCTCGGGCGTCCTGGTGGCGGCGATCACCTCAACCGATGCCGCCTTGACGCTATCGCCTGCCGGAATCGGGGCGGCGGAATATCCGGCTGCGGGGCGGGCCTGCATCGGTGGTTCTGAGATTGTCAGCTATACCCGCGCGGGTGACGTGGTGACGCTGACCGGGCGCGGGGTGGCAAAGACAGTCGCGGCCAGCCACGCGGCGGGAGATACGTTTCAACAAGTGCTGTGGTTTGACGGTGTGCGGATAGATGATGCGGTGGAAATCCTTTGCGGGTTCGGCAATGTTCCGTCCAGTGCGATCCCGAAGGCGGCAGAGTGGTCGCCAGAGGTTAGCCGCTGGATGCCGCAAATTCTGCTGCGGACCAATATTTGCCAGCCGACCGGCGTGGCAAAGCTGATAGGCGAGCTGACAGTTTTAGGCTTTTCACTTTTCCCAGATGTGACCGGCTCAAAGCTTGTTCTCAAGGTCAACCGCCCGCCCGATGGCGACACGGTTTACGACCTTTCAGACCGCAACAATATCAAGGCAATTTCGTCAGAGGATCAGAACAGCACCCGGCTAACAGAAGTTGTGTTCTTTTCGGTGCAGCTCGACCCGACGAAAAGCGCGACCGATGCCAGCAATTATGCGCGCGGGATCGGCACCTATGACTTTGAAGCCAAGTCGGCGCGGGCCTATGGCGACACGCGGGCGCGGAAAATCTTTTGCCGCTGGTTCAATGACGGGGCGGATGGGGAAATCGTTGTCCTGTCAAAGCGGTTGCTCAATCGGTTCCGGCTTGCGCCGGTGCGATACCGTATCAGGCTGGACGCCAAGGATACCGCAATCGGCTTGGCCGATGTGGCAATGATTACTTCGGCGGCGTTGCAGGATGAAGTTGGGCGCGGCGTGGCGGTGCCTGTCCAGATCGTCGGGCGGTCTGAGCCGGTGCCGGGGCATGAGATTGAGCTGATAGCGCAAGCCTATGCTTTTACGGGGCGCTACGGATACGCGACCGAAAACACCCGCCCGACCTATGCCGCGTCAAGCGCGGCGCAACGGGCGCGCGGCTTTTATGCCTGCGACAGCACAACGCTGAAAATGTCGAACGGCGACGAACCTTATAGGGCGATTTGAATCATGCCAACTTACACCCCTTACACTGTGAGCGAATACGCGCCGGATGCGCCGGGAACAGCGGACCATTTCCGGCGGTGGTTTGAAAACTGGGAGGCCGGTTTTGCCGGGGTATCGGGTGCGCCGCGCCTTGTGGATGCTGCGCTGGATACCACTGTGGCGGCTGAAGGCATTTCTTGGGTTGGTGCGCGGGTTGCAGCCATGGCTGTCGGTGCCGTTGGTTCCTATGCGTTCCTTGGCGCAAGCGTAGCCATTTCGACCACCTTTGCCACGGCTGGCACCACCAAGGCCGGAAGCGCCCTGAAATATGCAGGCATGAGTGGGACGGTGCTTTCGACGGTATCACCAAGCGGAACGTGGGAGTGTCTTGGGCATATGCAGAACAATAGCCCGAGCCAATCGGCAAACTTGGCAACGATGTGGGTGAGGATTGCATGATGCAAATCAGAAACGCGATTTGGACGATAGACGGGCGGATTGACTGCGAGGTCAATTTTCCCGTGTGGGGCTGGATGCAGTTCACGGCGGACCATTCCGACACGGAAGCCCACGGGCGGGCGATTTATGAAGCGGCGTTTGAGTTGGGGCCAGCGCCCTACGTTCTTCCGCAACCGGATTGAGGCAAAAAAAATGACAAGCGAGGGGTTTACGATGCGGGCAACGAATGGCGTGGCGGTTGGCGGGGTGACGATGCCTGCATGGATGCCGACGCTTGCAGAGGCGTCCAACACGGCGGCGCATCTTGTGCCGATCCTGTCGGCGCTGTGGCTGGCAATCCAGATTGCAGGCTATGCCCGCAAGCGGTGGGCCAAATGAACCGGGTGGCGAAAGGCGGCGCGGTGGCAGCAATCGCCCTGGCATTTGTCGGCGGGTGGGAAGGGCTGTCGCTGGCGGCCTATCTGGACGGGGGCGGGGTGCCGACGATCTGTCGGGGATCGACGCTTGGAGTGCGGATCGGTGACACCGCCACGGCGGCGGATTGTGACGTGATGTTTACGCGAGACATGGTGCAGCATGAGGCGGGCATGGTGGCATGTCTGCGACAGCCCGACGCCCTGCCCGATCCTGTCTATCTGGCCACGCTGTCCTTCACCTACAACGTGGGGGTGCGGGCGGCTTGCGCCTCGACCTTGTTCAAGCTGCTGAACCGGGGCGAGCTGCGCGCGGCCTGCGATCAACTGCCCCGGTGGAACAAGGACAACGGGCGGGTGATCCGGGGCTTAACCAATCGCCGCGCATCGGAGCGGGCGCTGTGCCTGTCGGGTGTGACATGATCCGCGCCGGGCTGGTGGTGCTGGTCTGTCTAGGGCTTGGCCTTGGCTGGCAATCGTGGCGGCTGTCTGCTGTCCGGGGCGAGCTGCGCGCGCAGGCGGCGGCGCTTGAGGGGTATCGGGAAGCCGACCGCTTCCGGGTGCGACAGCAAGCGGCGGATCGGGCGGCGGCGCAACTGGATCGGGTTTTGGCGGAAGGGGTGGGGGCAAATGCGGGGCTGTCTGATTATCTGCGCGATAGTGCTGGCCGGGTGTGGCCGTGATCCGGCAACGGTGCCGCCCGATTTGCTGACGCCCTGCCCCGGCTGGATCGGCAAGGCACCCGCAACAGAGGGTGAGCTGATCCGCGCGGCGGCGGCGGAAAAGGCCGGGCGGCAATGTGCAAACGGGAAGCTTGAGGCAGTGGCAGGGGTGCTGGAATGAACGGGCTGAAAAGGTTGATGGTGGAAGCCATGAGGCGGCATATGACCACGGGCAAGCCGCCCGCCATGCCCTTGGCCGGGGTCGCGCTGTGGCAGGTGTTCGCTGCCATATCGCCGGGGCGCGGCTGGCATGCCCACGGGCCGCAACCCCTGACCCTTGCGGAAATCAGGGAGCAAGGCGAGGCGATGGGCCTGCCCCTTGAGCTGCGGCATATTGATGTGATCCGCGCCCTAGATGGGTGTTGGCTGGAATGTCAGGCAAAGGGCGGGGCCGGTGCGCCCCTGCAAGAGCTGACACCGGAAATCTTTGACGCGATGTTTAGCTAGGGGCGGCGCTCTATCGCAAGGATCAGTGCGGCGATTGCAAAGATGATGCCGCCAGACCCTAGCATGACCGCCCCATAGACTTCATGGATACCGCCCGCAGCCACCTTGAAAATCAATAAGGAATAAACAGCGAATGCGATGGCGACGAGGCCGACAATGATATTCAAAATAGACATGGCAAAACCTTTGCGGGTTAGAATTCGGTGACTATCGTTAGCTTGCCTTCCCGCCCCTGTTCAATCCGCAAGGGTGATCCAACCGCCTCAAATTTTGCGTTTACCTCGGCAATCCGTTCAAGGACTTGTCCGGGGGTGGTCGCGTTGGCGATGTAATGCAACAGGCTATCGACAGCGCGCACGTCAACAGACGTGGCCGGATAGCGTTCCTCTAAAGTGGCGACGATTTCGGCATTCATGCTGCGGGCGTTTAGATCGGCGGCAACCTTGATCCTGTCGCGCATCCCTGCGGGCAGTCGGACGTTGAAGCTTTCGGCACCTTGTCCCGGTCTTAGGTCTGACATTCCAATTCCCCTTTTGCGCGAAAAAGATCGGTTGCGGGTTGACAGTCAATAGTTGCATCGTGCATCTAGTGGCACCATGCAACTATATAAAGGGATAGGCCTATGAATACCTTTGTCACCCAACTGCGTTGGCCTGAAAGCCTGCGCGCGAAAGTATTGGAAGCGGCGCGGGTAAATCGGCGCAGCATGAACGCAGAAATTCTGTCGCGCTTGGAACGGGACTTGACCCGCGATCAGCCCGAGCGCGGCGAAGATCGGGGGGCGGCGGCATGACCTTTGTAAAGGTGGTGGCGCGCGCTTGTCGCGGCTGCGGGCATGATAGCGCCCAACTGATCTGCAATCAGGTTCGCGCCGGGTATCCGGCAGCATGGCGAATTGCCTGCGGTAATTCAGGCTGCGGGGCTATCGGGTCTTGGGCGGCGACCGATGCGGGCGCAGTGATGCGCTGGAACGATGAAAGGGGCGCGGCATGAGCGCGGGCATCACCCATGGCCACCTGTGGGCCTGCGCCTGCGGCACGGGCAAGCCAGATCAAGGCTGGTTCGGATACGGCGCTGGCCGCGAAACCCATTATGTCCAATGCGGCTGCGGTGAAGGCGTGTCGGATGAAAGCGAAGATGGATCGACCGCCAAGTGGAACGCCCTGCAGCGGTCGCGGGAAGCGGATCGGGTGCGGGCCGTGCTTTGTGAGCCATACGTCAAGCAAGGGGTGACAGCATGAGCAAGAAAACCCCCATGAAGGAAACCGAAGCCGACATGGCCGTGACGGCGGCGGTGCTGGAAAATGCGGGCGCGCGGCTGCTGGAAATTGTCGAAGGTCTAGAGGGCAAGTTTGAGCGCAAGGCGGAGCTGGGCGACCTTATCAAAGCCGACTTCGACCGCGCCAAATCCGAAGGTTACGACAAGGCGGCGCTAAAGCGTGTTCTCAAGATGCGCGGCGAAACCGATGTGGACCGGGACGCGCAAGCCATGTTCGGGCGGGTGGTGGATACCTACTGGCAAGCCTTGAAAGTGGCCGAAAATGAAGCTTGACCCGATCTTTGCAACGGAGGCGCGGGCGGCGGCGCTGCTGGATATGAAGGCGACGGAGCTGCGCGAGCAGGTGGCGGCGGGCAACCTTCCGCCCCCCAAGCGGATCGGCCAGCTTGAGCGGTTCGACGTGGACGAGCTGCGGCGCGTGATCCGGGGCGATGTGGCGGGCGGGGGGGCTATGCAATGGTGAAGCCAAAGCGTTACCTTTGGTCGCCTTACGCGGGCGCATGGTATTTCCGGCGCCATGGCCGCACGATCCGCATTAAGGCCGAATATGGCACCCAAGCCTTTGACATCGAATATTGGGCGATCATGGGCGGAAAGGCACCGGCCAGCCGTAGGACGTGGGCCGCGCTAGTGCTGAGTTATCAAGCCTCGGATCGGTGGGCCAACCTCGGGCCGGTGTCACGCCGGGATTATCAGCGGGTGATTGATTACGTCCTAGAAAAGAACGCCGGGAGGGAAGTGCCGAAGCTCAAGCGCGCGGACGTGCTGGCGGCGATGGAAGCCAACCGAGACCGGGTGCGATTTGCCAACTATATCCCGCAAGTCATGTCGGTTCTGTGTGAGCATGCGATAGATTTGGGGTGGCTGGATACCAACCCGGCCAAGGGCGCGCGCCGGATCAAGACGCCTGCGGACAAGCGGCGGGCGCATGTGCCTTGGACAGATGCGGCGGTGGCGACGTGGCGAGAGCTGGCAAAGCCCCTGCCCCGCCTGATCTTTGAAATAGGCGTGGGCAGCGTCCAGAGGCCGGGCGATTGGCCGCGCTTCAAGTGGGGCGACTATGACGGGGACAGCTTGCGGGTTGTTCAAGGCAAGACCGGCAAGGCGCTAACCTTGCCCTGCACGGAAGCGTTGCGCGCGGCGCTGGACGCTGTGCGCCCTGATCCGTGCGACCTTAGCCGGTCAATCCTGCGGAACACTTATGGCCAGCCTATGACCTATGAGGCCATGGCCGCGATTATGCGGGCAGAGCGCAAGCGGCTTGGCCTAGATGCCTATGACCTGCATGGGCTGCGTTATCGCGGCGTAATGGAGCTGGCGTGGGCCGGGTGCAGCGATGACGAAATCGCAGCGTATAGCGGCCATGCCTCAAAGGCGATGATCCGGCAATATGCGGGCATTGCCCGGCAGGTGACACAAGCCCGATCAGCCCGCGTCAAGTGGGATGGAACAGATACGGCACAAAATGAGATTTGATAAACCGACTGATATGGCTTGACGCGGGGAAGGACAAAACTTAATGGAAACAGCAACGAGGCGGGTGGGCAGGCAGGCTATGCGCTGGATTGCAAATCCATGTAGATCGGTTCGATTCCGATACCCGCCTCCAAAGGTAATCCAAAACAATCGCCAAGCCGTAGGTCGGGGTTAACCCCGACTCTGGCTCTGCGCATCTGGCTCCGCCGACTACCACTCCAACACAACCTTCCCCGACGCCCCAGACCGCATCACCTCGAACCCCGTCGCGAAATCATCAACCCTGAACCGGTGCGTGATCACCCGCCGCACGTCGAGGCCGTTTTCCAGCATGGCGATCATCTTGTACCAAGTCTCGAAAATCTCGCGGCCATAGACACCTTTGATGGTGATGGCCTTGAACACGATGCGGCTCCAGTCCACGGGCGATTTGCCGGGCGGGATACCCAGCATGGCAATCCGCCCCCCCATCACCAGCGCGTCGATCATCTGGTCCAGACCGGCCTGATTGCCGCTCATCTCCATGCCCACATCGAAGCCCTGCACGATCTTCAGCCGCGCCATCACCTCGCGCAGATCCTCGGTGGCGACGTTCACCGCCGTCACATCCGCCACCTCTGCCGCAAGCGCCAGCCGTGCCGGATTTACATCGGTGATCACCACATGCCGCGCGCCAACGTGGCGGGCCACCGCCGCCGCCATGATGCCGATCGGCCCCGCGCCCGTGATCAGCACATCCTCGCCCACCAGATCAAAGGACAGCGCGGTGTGAACCGCATTGCCCAAGGGATCAAGAATCGCCCCGATCTCGTCATCAATGCTGTCAGGCAGCGGCACCACGTTGAAGGCAGGCAGGCGCAGGTATTCGGCAAAAGCCCCCGGTTCATTGACGCCAATCCCCCGTGTCGCCGGATCAAGATGGAACTTGCCCGCCCGCGACTGGCGCGAGTGTTTGCCGATCAGATGCCCCTCACCCGAGCAGCGCTGCCCGATGGCCAACCCTTCAACCTGCGCGCCCATCTCCACAATCTCGCCCGCAAATTCGTGGCCAGTAATCAGCCCCACCGGCACCGTGCGCGCGGCCCAGTCGTCCCAGTTCCAGATATGAATGTCGGTGCCGCAAATGCCGGTTTTCTTCACGCGGATCAGCACGTCCTCGGGACCGATTTCGGGGATGGGGCGGGTTTCCATCCACAGCCCCACCTCGGCGCGGGATTTGACCAAGCATTTCAT